AGCAAAGATAAGATTGACAATAGCATACACGATGCATTGTGGGAGCCCGTGACTTTCATGTATGAGGGTCAGCAGCGTGTCTCAGACGATATGACGTTTGACATGTTTAAGGCGCTGTTTACTCAGTTGTATAATGTGGACAAAGATGCAGGTACCACGCTTCGTGAAATGAATCTTAATTTGCAGCGTAGGCTTTTTCCTAATATGTTTGTGGGGCAACCAGCTGCCGAGGCAGTGCAGGTTGATCCGCAAGTTTTGTGTAGGCCCCGCGGCTTGAATTTGTCTGCCGAAGATTGGTATTTGACCAAATCAATAACATTTGCCGCCACTGGCGGGTTGTTTACCCAGATGATGTGTCTCTTACTATGCCCTTTGACGTCTTTGACTTGGTCTGTTTTTAGATTGCTCTATTGGAGACCACCCAGTTGGAAACCCAATTCTAACCGACAAAAGTTTAAGGACTATGTCATGGATGGCTTTAATGCCGCCGTAACGCAATATAAGATGCTGTTACTGTGCTGTGGTTTTACGATAGCCACTACGTCCGCGCCTTTGTTTAAGAGTTTGCTAAACTCCGCAGACGTGGACATGGGTCAAGTGTTCCGCGCGATTATGTTTGGTGGCGAGTTCGTTGGCTTGCTGCGAGAAGCACCGGCAGAGGCGGCCAACCAAGCGTGTGGGTTATTGCGTGACGGCTGTTCAAAGGCCCTGTTGGCGCTCGCCGACAAGGAGAAACAGGCTAGAATTAAGCGCGTTTTGCGAAATGGTATTTTCGCGGGCGTTGCTATTGGGACATTGATACAGGTTACCAAGTGGATTGCTAGGTTCAGGACAATGAGTCTAAGTTTACAGGATAAGTTGGGATCTAGCCCAGTGGCAGCCGAGACCACGGTAAATTCTGATGGCGTGATTAATGTACAGGTTGATCGACAGATCGATGCTGCACCTAGACACAAACAATGGCTCGGGAGTTATCACACAATTCCCAGGTTTCCCTTGGCGAAAGCCATGGCTACACAGACACCAGACGAGTCCAGGCAGAAAATAGGCGCCACGATGTATCGGATGACCATAGAGCCTTGTAAGGGCTCGCAGTTGACTAGTGTCGAGAGGTTTCCGGAGCACAGG